TACATATTATGAGCAACACGGATAAATATGTATAACAGGAGATTTAAATGGCAGTAATTCAAATATCACGAATCCAAATACGCCGTGGCCAAAAGAACCAAGGTTCAGGTATTCCACAACTTGCTGGCGGCGAGCTAGGTTGGGCAATGGATTCACAAGAAATGTTCGTAGGTAACGGTAGTGTTTCAGAAGGTGCTCCGTTAGTAGGTAATACAAAAGTTTTAACAGAACATGACAATTTATTTGCACTTGCCGACCAATATACATATAAATCAGGATCAACAATACAAACTGGTACTACTATTAATCTTCCAGTTAAAAGATCTTTGCAACAGAGACTTGATGATATTGTAAGTACATATGCATTTAATGCTGACGGCGACGATACTGACCAAACTGAAAAATTACAACGTGCAATTGATCAACTATTTTTAAATCCAAGTACCAAAGGTACAGAACAAGCAAGAGTTATTCTTGTTGTTGAGCCAGGACTATACCGTTTAACTGATAGTTTGAAGGTTCCTCCGTTTACAACACTAAAAGGTGCAGGCACAGGAAAGACTAAATTTATTCAAACTACAAACAATCCAATATTTGAAACTGTAAACGAATCAAGTACACCTGGAAATTATGCAAGTGATAGTTCTAGTACAACACTTAATCAAGCACAAAATATAACAATATCAGGAATGACATTAGATAGCACAGGCACAGGACCTATGTTAAAATTACAAAGTTGTAAAAACAGTAAGTTTGAAAACTTAGAATTTGTAAACTACTGGGAATCAGGTGATGCAATCGTAGTAACAAACAGAGCAATCGAAATGAACAGTTTAAGTACATTAGTGACTTGTTCGAACAACATCTTTGACGATATTAATGTGTCAGGTGTTGATGTTGCTATAGCAAGTGATTTTGATATCAATGCAAATAAGTTTACAAATATAAATGTATCCGACTGCGGACATGCTGTCCTTTTTGGATACGGAACTGTCATAGGTACAAGTGGACAAGACACAGGACCGTATGACAACACAATTACATTAAGCCAATTCACAAATATTGACAACGAGGCAATATGGATTAAAGAAGGAACAGGTAACGTAAGCCAATCTAACTTCTTTGACAGCGTTGGTAATGTAGGGGGCAATGAGGGGAACGCCCAATACAGCGTTATTAAATTTGAAAAAGGTAATAACAACAGTATAGAAGACAACTTCTCGAGAACAAAACTACTCGGGTACGACCAAACTTATATTTTGGATGCACCTTATGTATCTGAAATAGCAGGACCAGTTTCTGCTAATATTGGAGGGTTCCAACAGTTAACCATTAATGAAAGAAATACGCCTATTACGCTATTTCGGTTACCTGGAGACTTGACAAGAGGGTATAAAGTAATGTATAATTATGACAGTAGTACAGTTAATGCATCTCGCAAAGGTGTATTGCATATCATGTGTGATAGAACACAAGATGCAGTTCATCTAGTTGATGACTATGATTATTTTGGTGACAGTAATTATGCACCTAATATGGTTATTAGTACAGAACTAGCAGATACAAACGCTGACACTACTACAGATACAATACTAATTAAGGTTAAAAATGCAACACCGAGTGATCAAGGAACTTTTACATACACTATTAACGTCCAGTCTGCGTAAGCATGTTTGATTTACAGTACGAAGACAGACTACGGGCGTGGAAAGACTTTCGTAACTATATAGAAGAGTCACGAAAACCTCTCCAAGATACAATTAATTTTGTAAATCAAGCACCGGTTGGCAAACTTGAGCTTAATTTATGGAGTAATACTGAATGGCCACAGCCGTGGAACCTAATTGAAGCAAGTCGCTTTAGTGAGCAAGCAAAAATCTTACTTATCTGTTACACACTACAGTTAACAGAGCGTTTTGCCACCGAAGATGTAGAGATACATATTGGTAATAGAGTCGAAAGTACTGACGACTTGTTATTTTTATTATACTTTGGTGAATATGTGATAGGATATGTTTATGATTTACCCGTGCCAATTAAAGATATTCCAAAATCTTTAGTGTCACAAAGAATCTATACCATGCCAAGGCTACAATAAATATGATAACACTATTAACAATGAGAAAGAGGAAAAATTAGAATGACGCAGATTAATATTATCAAAAGGAACGGCGAGCCGGAACCATTAAACATTGACAAAATACATAAAGTTGTAATGCATGCCTGTGAAAACTTAGCAGGAGTTAGTGCAAGTCAAATCGAAATGAATTCAAATTTGCAGTTTTATGATGGTATGACTACAGGGGAAATTCAAGAAATATTAATACGTAGTGCAAACGATCTTATCTCATTAGACGCACCTAACTATCAATTTGCCGCGGCACGTTTACTTGCTTATGGTATCTACAAAGATGTATTTGGCGAATATAAAACCAAATCGTTACGTGAAATGATTGACTTAAATATTAGCCGTGGTGTTTATGATAGTAGTATATTGGAATCATATTCCGATGAAGAAATATCAAATCTTGATGGATACATTAAACATAAGCGTGATGAAAACTTTACCTATGCAGGACTACGTCAAGTAGTGGACAAGTATCTATGCCAAGATAGAAGTAACAATCAAATATTTGAAACTCCGCAACACATGTATATGATGATTGCGGCAACGCTATTTGCTAACTATCCTAAAGAAGATAGAATGTATTATGTAAGGAGATACTACGATGCGACCTCATTATTTAAAATCAATATCCCAACGCCGGTCATGGCCGGAGTGCGTACTCCAGTTAGGCAGTTTGCCTCTTGTGTGCTTGTTGACAGTGACGACACACTCGATTCGATCTTTGCGTCAGACATGTCCATCGGTAGATACACAGCTCAAAGAGCTGGTATCGGTATTAACGCAGGACGTATCCGCGGAGTCAACAGCAAAATCCGAGGAGGAGAAGTTGCACACACAGGAATAGTCCCGTTCCTAAAGAAATTTGAAAGCACGGTACGTTGTTGTACACAAAATGGTGTACGTGGCGGAAGTGCTACTACACACTTCCCGTTTTGGCATCAAGAGATTGAAGACATACTTGTGCTAAAGAACAACAAAGGCACAGAAGACAATCGTGTACGTAAGTTAGATTATTCAATTCAGCTTAATAAAACTATGTATGAAAGATTGTTATCCGGAGGCGACATAACTTTATTCTCGCCACACGATGTACCAGGTTTGTACGAAGCATACTTTGGTGATGCTGATGCATTTAAAGAAATGTATGAATCATATGAACGTAAGACAAGTGTTAAAAAGAAAACTGTTTCGGCAATGGATCTGTTTAGTGCATTGATTAAAGAACGTGCAGAAACAGGACGCATTTATATTATGAATGTTGATCACTGTAATACACACAGCTCATTCAAAGACACAGTATACATGAGTAACTTATGCCAAGAGATTACACTACCAACTAAACCACTTAATCATATTGATGATCCAGACGGAGAGATTGCATTGTGTATTCTTAGTGCTATTAACGTAGGTACATTAAAAGAACTAGATGACCTAGAAGACTTATGTGAACTAGCAGTAAGAGCATTAGAAGAAATTATTGACTACCAACGCTATCCAATCAAAGCGGCTGAGATTAGTACAAAAGCAAGACGCTCATTAGGAGTAGGTTATATTGGACTTGCACACTATCTTGCAAAGAATCAAGTCATGTACGGTGATAAGAAAGCATTGACTAAAGTGCATGAGCTTACAGAAGCGTTCCAGTACTACTTGTTAAAAGCAAGTAATAAACTTGCAAAAGAACGTGGTGCTTGTGAATACTTCAATCGTACTAAATACGCAGACGGAATCCTTCCTATAGATACATATAAGAAGGATCTAGATGAAGTATGCAATATAAAGTTAAAGTATGATTGGGACGCTTTACGACATGATATCAAGGAACACGGGCTCAGGCACTCAACTTTGTCCGCACAAATGCCATCGGAGAGCAGTTCCGTTGTGTCGAACGCAACAAATGGAATCGAACCTCCTAGAGGCTACTTGTCCGTTAAGAAGTCCAAGAAAGGGCCTCTTAAGCAGATTGTTCCACAGTATCAAACGCTAAAGAATCATTATACTTTACTTTGGGATATGCCTAATAACACAGGCTATATTAATATTGTAGCAGTTATGCAGAAGTTTTTCGATCAAGCTATCAGCGGTAACTGGTCATACAATCCAACGCACTTTGAGAACAATGAAGTGCCTATGAGTCAAATGATAAATGACATGTTGACAACTTATAAACTAGGTTGGAAAACAAGTTACTATCAAAACACTTACGATTATAAAACTGATCCAAGTGAACTGATCGACGAGCCAGCACACAATGTAGGTTGGCACGATAATATTAAAGAGGGCCCGGTCGAACGTGATAATTTTAAAGGTTCGGACGAGGAATACGAAGAATATTGTGACGCTTGTGCAATTTAAAGGTTGACATTACACAATACTTGTAGTATAATACAGAGAGATATAAGGAAAAGACAATGGGTAAAACAGTATTCAATCAAGAAAAGGTTGATTTCACAAAGCAGGATATGTTCTTCGGAGCAGATCAAAATACACAACGATACGATGTGTTTAAATTTCCAGTGTTTGATAAATTAAATCAAACTATGCTAGGATATTTTTGGAGACCTGAAGAGGTATCTCTACAAAAGGACAGAGCAGACTTTGCTAACTTTCGTCCTGAACAGAAACACATCTTTACTGCTAACTTGAAGTATCAAACATTACTTGATAGTGTTCAAGGACGTGGTCCGTGTTTGGCATTCTTGCCGCATGTATCATTACCTGAGCTCGAAGGATGCGTTGTTACCTGGGACTTCTTTGAAACTATCCATAGTCGCAGTTACACACATATAATGAAAAATGTCTATGCAGATCCTGCAGAAGTATTTGACACTATTCTAGATGATGAAAAGATTATCGCTAGAGCAACAAGTGTAACTAAAAACTATGATAAATTTACAAATCTAGCAGATGCTTACTTTCATCGTAAAGAAGGCAAACTGAAAGATGTCAAAAAGGCACTATACCTTGCCATGATGAATGTAAATATCTTAGAAGGACTTCGTTTTTATGTAAGTTTTGCTTGTACGTTTGGTTTCGGAGAGTTAAAACTTATGGAAGGTAGTGCTAAGATTATCAGTCTTATCGCTAGGGATGAAGCACAACACTTAGCATTGTCAACCCATGTGCTTAAACTTTGGGCACAAGGTAAAGATGATCCAGAGATGGCTAAAATTGCTAAGGAGTGTGAAGAAGAAGTTTACGAAATGTGGCGTACCTGTGTTGCAGAAGAAAAAGACTGGGCAGACTATTTGTTTAAAGACGGTAGTATGATTGGTCTAAACGCAACACTGCTTAACCAATATGTTGAGTACATTGCAAACCGTAGACTAAAAGCATTAGGATTTAACACAATCTTTGATGCTCCCGTAAATACAAATCCTTTACCGTGGACACAACATTGGTTAAGTAGCTCAGGGCTACAAGTTGCTCCACAAGAAACAGAAGTTGAATCTTATATCATTGGTGGTATAAAACAAGACGTTGATACAGACAAACTGAAAGGATTTAGTCTATGACAAAACCAGACGTAACAATATATTCAAAGCCGGCATGCCCAAGTTGTGTGAAGGCCAAGGGTGTATTGAAAAATATGGGTGTTGCATTTACTGAAAAGACTATCGGAACTGATATTCAACCTGCTGAATTGTTTCAGTTGTTTGAAGATAAAGGACTACCTGCTCCTAGAACTGCTCCACAAATTTTTATTGGAGAACAGTGTGTTGGCGGTTATGAACAATTACTTTCATATATCGAAGACACAGGTTTTAATGGAACAGGATACGCGGTAGGACAATAATGTTAATACAAACACCAGCAAAAAAAGGCGATACAATCAGTATCAAATTGAGTTCAGGCGAGGAAATGGTTGCTCGTTTAGAATCTCAAGACACTAACCAACTTGTAGTACACAAGCCGTTAATGTTGACAGCAACACAAGGCGGCGTAGGACTTGCTCCGTATATGTTTACAACTAAGGATGAGAAATTTACACTCAACCAACGTAACATAATCTGTGTAGCCTCAACTGAAAAAGAGATGGCAGACAAATATACAGAAAGTACTACAGGTATAAAACTTAACTAAAGGAGTCAATATGACAAATCATGAAGAAATAGTACAGGCATTTAATAACTATCTTGCAGAAGCAGAGACTTTTGAAGATAAGGGTGTAAAGGCCGCGGCAACAAGAGCCCGTAAAGCATTAGGTGACTTAGGTAAACTTACCAAAGCACGTAGAGCAGAAATCCAAGAGAAAAAGAACGCAATGTAATGCAAGGTCAACGGCGATGGCTTAAATTATGGGCTAGAACTGTTGGCATGCCGATAGGCATTGACGATAACGATAAGCCAGAATTCCTTCCTATTACACAATCAGATGTAAAGAAGGCACTGGCTTTTCGCACCTTTTGGATAATATTACATGTAGTAACTTGTGTGATGATTATCGCAGGAAACGCAAAGGTGATATTTTTTAATTAATGTACAAAGAAAATATAATTGCTTGGATTGAAAACGATCTTAGCACACCTAATCCAAGATTTAATAACTTACCCAGATGTCCATATGCAAAACGTGCAGTAATGGATAATAAAATTCTATTTGAAAACATACAATCCGGCTTTTACAATGTTGTTAAAAGACTTGTAAAAGAATGGGATGATACATATGACATCGCTGTCTTAAACTTAGACTATGATGTTACTCCTAATGCCGTAGCAACCTTACGTGCAATATGCAACGAAGGCTATGCAGAACAAGACTTTATTTTTATAGAAGACTTCCCACCTAACGGCAACCTAAGTGTAATTCTTATGCAACGAAAAACTAACATAGATAAAGCAAGAGTGCAATTAAAAACCAAAGGCTATTATGCAGGTGATCCTCAATAGTAAATACATATTATAGGGAGATGTAATTATGATATGGATGGACTACACTATTGATCAAGTAGGCAGTAATTTTACTGTTAAAGGAGATACACCTACTGAAGTAATGGACAAAGGCTTATATAAACCAGGTGATGTATTTGTAGTAAACGATAACGGATGGCTAGTTAAGACTGACGATTTATCATTATTAATACAGAAATATGAAATGAAAAA